AAATAAAATCTATGAATGGCTCACATCATAATAATAACATTGGTAGAGCTGGTGAATTTCTAGCTCTATCTAAGTTAGCTTTCGTTGGTATTTCATGCACTCTAGTTCAACACGATATAGATGATGCATATATTAAAACGCCAAGCGGTAAGCTGCTGACCCTGCAAATCAAAACAGCAAATACAAAATCAGGAAATCGCAATCAATATAGATGGCATACGAGTTCTGTAGAAGGTAAGAAAAAATCAGACATATATGCGCTGGTGGCTTACGAGATAAACAAAGTTTACTGGGTGCGTGGCGATGATAAGATGATTAAAAAAACATCAACTCGCTTACACCCAGAAGCATTTGGCAATGAAAACGAATTATTAAAGCAAGTTATAAACAGCTTTGAAATTTAAATAAACTGCTTGAATATATTATGTGTAGAACATAATGAGATGTGTGGGTAGCGTCGGGCATGAAGCTACCCACACGATATATTATTTCTTCTTAAAGTAAACGTACCGCCAAGACTTAGGCCCGGGGTTGCCGATGATTGGCGTGGTTCGCTTGCTTACACGATCCACAAGCTTGCCTTTATACATGACATTCAGCGTCCACGCTAAATCTGAAACAGATAGACCAATGCCATTCGAAACCATAGTTGTAGTAAATTCGCCGCCACGATTGATGTACTTCAATATCTGATCATATTTTTTTTGCGGTATTGGCTTGATGTTTCTCACATCATTGGCGGTCACAAAATTTTTATGAGTTGATTTATTAGCAATGACCTGACGCGGCCTATCACTTTTATTTAAATTATTTCTGAGGCCAAGCTTGATTTGCTTTTTCTCAAACGTGTAGAGCAAGTGACCATACATCATCTCATAGCGAACGCTCTTTGATTGGCCTTTCATGGCTTCTCTGGTTTTTTCGAACGTCGCATAAGCGTAAGGCGTTGCTCTAGATTGTCCAATATCCCCTGCTGCTCTTGCATGAACCAAAGGTAGTAGCCACGATTTCGTGTGGGGTCTGGCGTCTTCATGTCTTTGATTATTTCGCGGTTCATCTTTTGCAGACGCCTCACATATTGATGTACTTCTTTCGAACCCATTGCCATTTGTATTCTCCTCAATCATTTTTATTCCAATCTTCAAATTTGCCAGCCTTATCAAGCGCTGGGATTTTTGTGCGTTTGCTGATTTCTTCTGGCGTAATTAAGCCAGTACCAGCGCAATTTTTGCATTCACTTTTTTCATACATATAACTTTGATGAAAAATATCAAAATCCTTTTCATACAATGTAGTGCCATTACCTGCGCATTCAGGGCATGGGATATATATTTCTTTACCCGCCATTGTTTAATCCTTTCGGTCTGAGCGTTGGCTTGATTGATATTGATGCAGAGCTGACATAGTTTGTCTCAATGCATTGCGCCATGCTATCTAAATGTGCATATGGCTGATACGCTGCTGGCAATGCATCGCCGCACTCCATTGCGCTGCGATACATTGTGTCATTGCTCAACTCTACGCCGCCAATGACGTATGTGATAATGAGTGTTGTGTAGAATGTCATTTTATTCTCCTCATTTTGCGTTAATAAATTGATCCAGAAAAACTATAATCTCTGGCAAGTGTACGGCAGCTACAGCAAATAATGCCATAGCCAATCCGTCGATTATCATTGTGGTGTTCATAATTTATTTCCTCATTTTTGCATTTATACAGCCATTATAAGCATTTTTGCGTAGCGGTCAAACACTTTATATATCATTTTTATATCATAATGTACTTGTGCATCTATTTGCATTGCTTTATTGCTGGTTTTATCAGACCCAAGGAGATTTAAAATGGTTGATAAAAGAGTATTAATTAATTTTAGCGAGCAGCAATATGATGCTGTGGCAAAGGCTGCGCATAAATCTGCATTGCCTTTCAGTTCGTTTGTTCGCATGGCTTCATATATGGAAGCAACTAAAGCTGGCGTGGAAGTTGCAAAGCCAGACAATGAGGCTGAAGCTGAAATAATTGCGTCGGATATTGTAGAATGATTATTGTTGGCGTTGATCCGGGTTTCACTGGGGCAATTGCACATTATTGCACGCGCACTAAAGATTTAGACGTGCAAGACATGCCCACCATTTTAAATAATCGCGGTAAAATTGAGATAGATATACATTCGTTACTGCATATGCTTGAGCCAGAAGCGAAGGATCGTATGGCTGTGCTTGAGCAAGTTGCGTCACGTCCCGGTCAATCTTCAGTTGCTACATTTAGGTTTGGCATGGGGTACGGCGCGTTAATTGCGTGTGTGGCAGCTAATAAAACGCCCATGCACTTAGTTACACCTAGCAAGTGGAAGAAACACTTTAATTTATCATCTGATAAAGACACTAGCCGCCAACTTGCAATTCAAAGATTTCCAGACCATTATGAGAGGTTCGCACGCAAAAAAGATGATGGGCGTGCCGAAGCTAGTTTAATTGCTCTATATGGAGCAGAAGTTTTAAATAAATAAAATGAGGGAAAAAATGCAAAATACTAACATAGTCAAAAGCAGTGATAAAATAGCTGTATGGTTTTCATGTGGGGCTGCATCTGCTGTTGCGCTGAAGCTAACTGTTGATAAATATGGACTAGATAACGTCTATGCGGTTAATAACCCTGTTATTGAAGAGCATGACGACAACTTACGTTTTCTTGATGATGTAGCTGAATGGGTTGGTATTGAAATACAATCAGCTATTAACTCAAAATTTCCTACAGCTTCAGCAGTTGATGTTTTTAATAAAAAGAAAGGCATGTCATTTATACACGGCGCACCATGCACTGTTGAGTTAAAGAAAAGAGCAAGACAAGAATGGGAAAAAAATAATAAAGTAGACTGGCATGTTTTTGGTTTTACTGTTGATGAGATAAAAAGACATGAAAGATTTGTTTTATCTGAGCGTAGTAATGTGCTGCCAGTATTAATTGATGCAAAAATGAATAAAAATGACTGTGCAGACTTATTGCGTAGTAATGGTTTAGCTTTGCCAGAAGTATATAATTTAGGATTTCCAAACGCTAATTGCATAGGTTGCGTAAAAGCCACAAGCCCTACATATTGGAACTTAGTTAGGTCGGAGTTTCCAAAGGTTTTTGAAGAAAGAGCAATACAATCAAGAGAACTTGGGTCTAAGTTGACCAGAGTAAAAGGCGAAAGAATATTTCTTGATGAGCTTGACCCTAATACCAAAGGTAGACCTCTAAAAAGTATGCCTGACTGCGGTTTATTTTGTGAAGAAACTTAATATTAATTTTAACAAAGGAGAATACAAATGCAGATAATACCAAGTGAAGAACTATCGAATAAGGCATACCACGAAATGCCTGCAATATCGTCAAGCGCGGTGAAGACAGTCGCAACGTCATCGCTGTACCACTGGAAGAACACTACGTTCAATTCCACGCCAGCTATGATTCTTGGCTCGGCATTTCATGCGATGATGCTAGAACCAGAGAAGAACCTTGTGCATGATTCAGGTTTATCACGTCGTGGCAGCAAGGCTTGGAAGGAACAGGAAGAGTTCTTAACTGAAGACGAGATACTACTTCCAAGTGGTGAGTACGAACAGTGCAAGAAAATGGTTGATGGTTGCTTGCAAAATAAAATGGCGAAAAATTTATTGACCAACAAAGACATGCTTGCTGAATACAGCTTCATCGCAGAATGTTCCGAAACGGGGCTTGAGCTTAAATGCCGCCCGGATGGATTGTTAAAAGAGGCAGGCATTGTGATTGATCTGAAGTCTTGTTTGGATGCATCGCAGCGTGGCTTTGATAAGTCGGTGCGTAATTATAGATATGATTTGCAGGCGTGCTTCTATCGATATGTATTAAAGTTATGCGGTTATGAAACTACAAATTTTATTTTTATCGCAACTGAGAAGAACAGCTATGCCACAGCTTGCTATGAATTATCAGATAAATATAACAAGTATGCCGAAGATGAGATGTTTAAAACATTGCGTAAAATTAAAGTGGCACAAGATACAAACACGTTTGATACCGGGTGGCCTGAACTTGAAACATTACATTTGCCAGCTTATCTCGACGAAAATCACGGCTTATGAGAAATCCCAGTGCAGGGGTGCTGCACACATTTAAAGGAGTTGTAAAATGCAACACATAATAAGCGGCGTGAAAGCGCTATATCCAAGACTAAATGCTACTTACAGGTTTGATCAGGAAGAATATAAGAGCCAAAAATGCTCGCCTGATGCCGAGGGCGCAGCCTACGAAATGTCATTTAATTTGACAGGTGAGCAATGTAAGGAGCTGAACGCCATTTGTATGCAGGCATATAAAAATGCGGCGGCAATGGATGCTAACAGCAAACGCAAGTGGCCTGAACAGCCACTTAGCTTGCCCTACAAGCGAGATGACGCGAAGCAAGGTGATTGGATTGGCAAGGCTAAGTTGAAAGGCGCATATTCAGGCGAAGTTACGAATCCGCCACGCCAAGTAGATGCATCACGAAAGAAGCTGCCAGAAGGCTTTGAGCTTACTACTGGTTCTACTGTGAATATCGCATGCACTGTAGTGCCATATAATACGGGAACGCTCAATGGAGTCTCATTAAGATTACGTGCAGTGCAGGTGTTAGAGTTAGCTGAAAAACAAGAGGCAGATGACCCGTTCACTGAAGTGTCTGGCGGATACTCTGGCGGCGCTTCACCTGTTAATGGTGTTGAGCATGACCCATTTGGATTGCCACCAGCTACGCCAACAGCGTCAAATGATCTGGAAGATGACATTCCATTTTAAATAAACATGCCGTTAGACAGAACTTAATGAGGTTTTGTCTAACGGACACTAAAAGACAATTGTGGAGGGAAAATATGTCATCATTAGATTTAGTAAGGCGTTTAGGTAGAAATGAAGAAAGCGATGAATGCTACACGCCCGCAAATCAAATTGCGCCATTATTTAATTATTTAGACAAGACAAAAACTTATTATGAAGCCACAAGCGGAAAATCTAGTTTAATTTTAGATGCGTTTAATACTAGTGAATATAATATTATTGGAAGCAATGGTGTAGATTTCTTTAACACAACAAAAGATGATGTTTATGATGGTGTAATTACAAATCCACCATATAGCAAAAAAGATGACTTCATTGAGCATTGCTATAGCTTACAAAAGCCTTTTGCTTTATTTTTACCTGTTGCTGCCTTTCAGGGTAAAAGAAGAGGTAATTTATTTATGAGGTATGGCATGTCAGCTTTAGTTTATAATAATAGAGTTGATTTTACTGGTAAAGGTCAGCCTCACTTTGGCAACGCATGGTTTATGTGGGGCTTCATGCCAGATAACACAATACATTGGGTGAATAATCCATCAATAAAAAATTGAGGAAGGAATAAAATGCAAAATACGAAATTTCCAAATGCAAGCTGGGATAGATACTCAGATAAAATTATAAGCGCACTATCATTGAAAAAGACGGCTATAGGTGAATATCATGGTGCTTGCCCGGTATGTCAGGGTGAAGATAGGTTTTGGATAAAGGAAACTGCTGAAAGTGAAGTCATGGTTAGCTGTCGTAAATGCTCAGATTTTGCCGGCATAAAAGATGCGCTGCGAAGGCAGAGGTTATGGCCTGACGAGAATGAGAAGCCTTTGACAAAAGAATACAACATAAGTTGGCCTGAACCAGAGGCAGAAGCCACGCATCCATACTTGGTTAAGAAAAAGATTGGGCTTGGCAATGCATCTATAAAGGGTGACATATTGGTTATCCCTGTCATTAATGCCAAAGGTAAGCGTGTAGGCACGCAGAACATTAATCCGACAGGCGCAAAGAAATTTTCCACTGGTATGCCTGTCGTTGGTAATTTTAGCGTGATTGGCGGCAAATTAGACGATCTTGTTTACATATGTGAAGGGTGGGCAACTGCAATGTCGTGCCATATGGCGACGGGTAGGCCAGCAGTATTTGCATTATCTGCGGGCAATATGACTGCTGTGATAGGTGAGCTGCTAGAGGCACGCCCTAATCTGCGTTTGGTTATTGCGGGTGACAACGACGAGGCAGGCTTGAAGGCTATTGAAAAATGCGTGGCTGATCACGGCGTGCAATCAATTGTGCCTGAGATTGGCGGCTGGGACTTCTCTGATATGTGGATTAATCAGGGCAAAGAGGCGACTGCCAAGGCATTAGAAGTGAAAAGCTTGTTAGATCAGGTGTTCTTTCCGGGTGACGCAGTACCACAGCTAGACAGGAGTTATCTTGTTAAGGGTTGGTTTGGCGCTGGGCAGCTATCAATGGTATATGGGCCAAGCAACGTGGGTAAGTCATTCTTTGTGCAAGATGTGGCTTGGCATGTATCTGCGGGGCAAGATTGGCATGGAAACAAGGTGAAGGGCGGTGTGGTGCTGTTTTTAGCTCTTGAGGGCGGTATGACAACACATAATAGGATTGTGGCCTTACGCCAGCAATATCCAGAGCATGAGGCTAAATTAGCTATGCGTGCATTGCCAGTAAATTTACTTGAGGAAAACGCTGACGTGCAGCTTATCATTGATTTGTGCGAAGAGGTGAAGCGTGCGCACGGCGATATTGCAATGATTATCGTTGATACGCTGTCGAGATCAATGCCGGGCGGCGATGAGAACTCGCCTGCATCTTCAACGGCTGTTATATCTGCGTGTGATAAGATACGCGGCGAGACAGGCGCTCATTTGTTGCTTGTGCATCACTCTGGCAAGAACTTAGACGCAAAGGCTCGCGGGCATAGCTCACTGAGAGCTGCTGTAGAGACTGAGATAGAGCTATCATATGACGAGGCGACAGGCTTGCGCACTGCGTTATCTACCAAGCAGAGAGACTTAGAGGGTGGTCGTAAGTTTCACTTTAAGTTGAATGTCATCGAGCTTGGGCATGACGCCGACGGCGATCCAGTGACAACGTGTGTGATTGTGCCGGCAAGCAGTGATGATGTTGAGAAGGCCAACAAGAAAGCTATCAAGGGTAAGAATCAGATATTATTTAAGACA